TTCTTGGATTGTTCAATTGCTAATTTAACTAAGGCTTCAAGACCTTTCATATCCAGATCTTTCTCATCTCTTTTATTTTGTTCCAGAATATCTTTCATGATTCTTTCTTTTACTCTGTTGTCTTCCGCATCAATAGTCATTTCTTTTATTTCTTTTTTAGAATCCCTGTCAAGTTGAGCTTTCTCTCTCTTGAAGTTATCTGAAGAACCTGTCTTAAGCATATCTATAATCTGTTCGTTTTCATCAAGTTCAAGTTTCTTATTCTTCAGTTCCATTTCAGCAGCCTGAACAACCGTATCAGATTGTAATTTCTGTTTCTCTAATTCTACCTTGGCCTGTTCCAGAGCTACCAGTTGTTGTTCTGGAGACTGTGCCATGCCCATAGCCTGGTTAGCATTCATTACCTGTTGAGAAGCTTGAGCCATAGCCATTTCTACTACAGCAGGATTTTGTGCCTGTTCTGGTCCTGCCTGTTCAAGAATACCTTGTGCTACTCCATTCATCTGTTCCTGATATTTCATAACGGAATGTTCCTGTATATTAGCTTCCAGAATAGGACGTATCCTCTGCATGATAGGATTGGCTCCATTCATAGGATCTTGAAGGTAGGCCATCTTAACCTGAATATGAGCATCATGGTTCTGCCCCGGAAAGGCTGCTATGGGAATTCCCTTGGTAGCAGCCATGATATCCGACACAGGGTCCATAGGCTTCGGTTCTATCTTGGGAGGGAGTATCTCTTCCATGTTAGGCATGTTGGCCGCATTAAGAATAGTTCTGTTCAGGGCTTCCATATTGAACATACCTGGAGGGGATTGTTGTGCCATCTGAAGAGCCATATTAGCCAGCATCATACGATGGGCATTGGATGGTATGTTAGGATCAGAGACAGGAATTATATCCACTCTTCCATCGAAATCATTCTTGAATATACTACGGTCTTCAAATGGAACATCATAAGGATATTCGTTGGGAAGATAATCATAATCTATCTTTGCCAGTATCCTGAATTCATCTCTTTGTGATTTATGAAGACGTTTATGTATGGCAGTGAAGAACTTACTACTGGCTTCTAGGAGAGCCATAGTTGTTCCAACGGGTCCATAGGAGGCAGCATCAGAGATAACCTGCTCTGTGCTATCCGCAAACTTCTGACCAGCAGTAGCTACGAATGACAGCATCTGGAATAGAGTAGAGGAAGGCTCTTTATAGGGGAGAGGAATAATAGCCTTTGACAAATCTATTCCAGTTGCATCAACCTCCTTGAACTCACCGGGGGAAATAGGTTCGTTGTCACCAACTATCCTAAGTCCCTTGGCCTTGAAACCTCCTTGGAGATTGGCAAACTGACCTGCATCTATTAGGGATCTCATTGCAGCAGTTGCACTCATGGTAAGATTACCAAGGAAATGTATCAAGCCCAATCCATAGAAACCAAATCCGGGTACAAATCTGTAGTGTACAAAGTGACTACGTTTTTCCATATTAGGATCGTCTGGTTCATAGTTTCTACGAATACTGAGTATCTGTCTGGACTGTTGTTCTACAGTCACGATATAAGGGAGTGATTGTTTTTTATCTTCTATGTCAAGATAACAGTGTTGTTCCAGTAAAACATATTGGGGATCTTTATCTGCCGAAGGAGATATACCAAGAATAGTATCCATTCTTTCCGTGAAAGATGTGATAGGAGTATTTTGAGGAGTAGGAAGATCTACTTCTTTGTAGACACCAGCCAAGACATCTTTCTGTATTTCTATAGGACTCTTGTAAATTACATGGGTATATCTGTCTGCATTCCTCAGATCAGTAGCGAAGTAAGATACATAGAACTGATCTATGGGGATAAATTCGGAGACAGGTCGTTTAAGTGTTGAACTATAATATATCTTTTTGAATGCCGATCCTATCAGGGGAAGGTGGAACAGCATCCTTTCAAACTCATCAAAGTATTCAGGCATCTGTTCAGTTAACTGATAGTTCATAAAATTCTGAACACGATTAGCCTGTGTCTCTTTCTGAGGAGTTATCTTACCTAGTATGTTAGCCTTGACAGGACCGGAGCTAGGAAAGAGTTCTCCTGAAGCTTTGGATTGAAACTTGACTGCCGACTCAATCAGGAGTGGGTGTACGGCTGTACACGCTCCTTCAAAAGGTTCTGACCCCGGCTCAAGTTTGAGTCCCAGTAAGTCAAAGCCTCTTTCAAACATAGATTCCCATTCACCTCTGGAATCTTTATCTGCCTGATAATTATCTATTACGTCTGAAGAGATTTCTCTAATGTCTTCTTCTTCCAGTGTCTCACATAAATCTCCATACCACTCAGCTATATCTTCCGAAGGTTCCATCATGACATCTTCACTGGCAAAGTCTACTATGACTCCACCATCATCCGCTACTTCAAACGTAGCATCAAGTTCCGATTCTTCTATGGGAGCCATTGGAACTACATTAGATATTTCTTCTGGTATCCGATCATATGGGTTTTTTTCAGTCGCCATTATTTATCCTATGCAAAAATATTTACGGGCTGGTTAAGCATGTCAGCCGCTTCTTGTCTGCTAAATCCAGCAGCTACGATGTTATCAAACTGAGGTTGAAGTGCCTCTCCTTTTGTAGGTTTATCTTCACGTTCATCCAGTAACTTTGCAATTCCTGTTAGTTCTTTTTCTTCTTCTTTTCCCGCAGCCGCTATTTTTTTAAGTGGAAATTTTTTCTTTACTGGTTCATTACCGTCATCTCCATAGTCTTCATCTTTTCTTTGTTCGCTTAATGTACCATCCATATGTAGATTATAGGTTACACCTTTTATATTAACAGTAGAAACTACAGGATTTGGATCTCTACCCATAAGCCAACCTGCACCTTTAATAGGCAGTGCAAATGGAGCAAACCAAGGATACTTTTCAGCAAATGATTCAAGATCAAAACCTCTATCAAATTCTGGATTAAGATTTTGTGCTACTCGATGTGCAACATCTTTTTGTTGACTTCTAGTAGGAGTTAGACCTAATTTTCGTTCAGGATGATCGAGAGGTAAATCTTGCTGAATATCCTGTCCTATCATTTCCGACCATCTCTTTGCTATCTCTTGATGCCCTAAATCAACTAATCCTGTACTTTTAGCTGGCGGTCCTTCCACAGCCCCTACCATATAGTCATATTCTGTCGGACTTTCTCCTGTAGGGCCAACAACTACATCTTCATATTCTTCACCTTCCGCAATATAAAAATAAGCAGGAACACCACCTACTTTCTTTCCACTACCACCCATAGCTTTCAGAGCAGAAGCTTCACCCGGATTTATCCATGCAAGACTGTGAGGCTGTCCGTTTATATTAATAGTTTTATTTATTCCTGATAAGCCTCTGGGCATTGTTTGTCCTCCATGTTTTAATCCGCTTGTTGTGTCTATAGCCATATCGTCTATAAAAGATGTTGTAACTCCACTAGGACTAGTTTCTTCAGAATATCCTTCTAAACTAGATAATGAATGATCTTCTCCAGTATTTTGTTGTGATGGTCCTTGACCTTCTGGATAAATATATTCTCCTGTTTTAGGATTAAACTTCCACTGATCCTTATAAGGATTGACTGTAAAAGATATTGGACGGCCTTCTCTTCCTTTATAATCTTGATATGCTTTTCCAGTATTTTCTAGAAACCATTTTAGATCTCCCCGTTTTAAAGCTCCTAGAAGTCCTTCAGGATCTTCGTTCTTCCAATCATATCGATCATATATCTCTCTTTCTCCTGCTAGATTAGCAGGACCATAATAAAATTTTCCTAGAGTATTCTGAAGATTAAAAAGAGGATTACCAGGAAAGAAATCAGAAATACCAGTGTAGTCTATCGATGCATAACCAGGAGTTCGCCAAGTTACTTCTCCTTCTGGATCAAATAAAATATTTCCTTCTTTATCCTTGACAGGACCAGGAATAGTTGGATTTGGTTCAAAAAATCCTGTAGGTTCTCCCTTTCTACTTATAATTTCTATTTCACCACCTTTTGGTGCTGCTTGATTAAGTTCTATAGCTTTGTTTAATTCGTTTATTTCAGATTCAGTTAAAGTTTCTTTTACTTCTTTATCAGTCATAGGTTTATCTTGAAATTGTTGAAGATAAAACTTGGCAGTTGAAGGAAGACGTTGATAAGCGCTTTTAAGCCCTCTTCCTATTGTACTTCCACCGCCTTGCCTATAGACAATAGAAGACAATCCAGAGCCATTCAACATCCGGTCAGCCTGATCATAAGCTCTATTGAAAATTCCAGCCATTTATTCCTCTATTAATCCCTGCACTATTATACCATACAATTTTCTATTTCCCAAATTAAAATGTCCAGTAGGTACTTTTAGGTTCGGAAGGTTCGTCTTCAAGGTCAGGATCGTCAGGATGAGTCAGGTGCCAGGACTCTTTCAGGTAGTGTACCGCCATTGTCAGGGCATCTACCTGATCATCATGAGCAGCATTGGGAAACCTTATTAATTCCTCTATCAGGTCATCTGCCCATTTCTTGTTCTTGGGTATCCATAGTCTACCTGCTTCCATAATAGGCGAGGCCGCATAAACTCTGGATACCTTGTCCCTGTCAGGAAGATATTCCATGACCGGAAGTCCTGCTCTCCGCATATCCTGTATCAGGGACTGTCCAGATGCTTTCTTCTCTACCATGCAGACATCAGGTCTATGCTCATTATAGAGTTTCTGCGATAATCTCCTCAGTTCAGGGTATTCAAAGCGTCCTTTGATGTTACCTAACAGGATCAGGTTAGGTGCATAGGTTTCATAACCTTTCTCGTCCTGGTCATGCAGGTAGAATATCCCCCA